GTGGTCTGAATCTGGAAATAATCGCCACTATCGGCTGAACTCTCAATCCTAAGATCAATACCCCCATCCTCAACATCAAGCTGTATTCCGTAGTTGATGTCTCCGCCTCCAGCCTCAATCCTTGCGCCCTGGACGAGGCTGGTGCCGTTTGTTCCGCCTTGCGCATTGATAAGCGCACCATATACAAAACTACTGCCTGCATTGGCGGCGTGCGTAAGCGTCGGTGTGACGTGTAAACCATACATATAGTTTGCGCCGTTGGTGGCTGTGGTGTTATCCATATCAAGCTGGATACCATACATGGTATTGCTAGTCGTGGAAGCACCGGTTTTATCCCAATCTATTTCCAAACCGACTATTGATGCTTCGCCGGTGTCCGAGTAATTCTTGTCTATTTTTACTCCTGTTTTTCCGCCGTCTGACTGAACGTGTAACGCTGTGGCGTTAATTGCGGCAGCATCATTTTGAATTACGATTGCGGTCTGTCTTGTTCCCGTGTTTGAGGAATCGTCATCCACATAAAGAGCATTACCTGTCGTTAAAGCGTCAGCAGATACGCGCAAAGCTTTGGCTGTTGTTATGGAATCTGCGTTGATATTAACAGCATTGTTGGTATCTTCTGCGTGATTAATAGTAAGTGTGGGTTTCGCCTGATCAGCGTCACCTGCAACCTCTAACACAGCCGTTGGCGCATCGGTGGAAACACCAACACTAACAGCATCATTTGCAGCGTCAACAAAAATCATATGTGTGTCGTTAACCGACTCAACCCTAAAGTCAACATCAACACCACCTTCGTTAAAGGTTGCTTCGTTTTGAGTATCCTCGGTAAGATCAAGGAAATTGACGCCACCGGCTTGAAAGTTTATATCGTCAGTTGTAAAGTTGATGTATGTGTCAGGATCGCCGCTATGATAGATCTTATCTTCAACATAAATGCTAGAACCAGAAATATTTAGAGAGCTTGAAATGTGTGTAGCGTTAATAAATGTGGTAGCTGTATTGAGCGATGAGCCAGTGACACCAAGAGAAGCAGATATTTGACCAGTTGCGGACAGCTTGTTTCCATCAAATGTCAAATTAGCTTCAGAGTTTACAGTGTTAGAATTCACAGATGTTATTATTCTATTGTTTGAAGCATTGGTATAAGAAGAGATGGCCGCCGAGGGAAGTCCGGTTAGATTGGCACCATTCCCATAAAACTTTGAACCAGAAATATTTCCTGAAGAACTGACCTCTTGAACAGCCAATGTGTTTGTTGCGGCGTTGAATGTGAAAGCACTGTCTCCAGCAAAGGCGTTACTATTATTGAACTGAACCTGTGTATTTGCGCCAGCGGCACCATTGTTCTTTATGAGTGTTGTGACACTCGTTAGTGTTGCATTTTTTACCTTATTGCTATCAGCGCTGTCGCCAATTAGGATTACGTCACCAACAACAGGGCTAGCTTTCGCAGTCGCTCTAGAGGGGCTGATCACAAGTCCACCAAAGGCAAGCCCGACATCAAGCCCGCTGGTATTGCTAGCTGTCACTTCGAGCCCATTTGCACTAGCTGTTAAACCAAAAGAAGCAGAGACAGCCAGAGAGTTTGAATCATTAAATAAGCCTTTACCAATGTTTATATTTCCTGCTGGAACATTCCCGCTTATAGATGTTGCATTGACATTTGTAATATTTGTGCCATCCCCATAGAAAAACGAGGCTGAAATGTTTGCCGAAGCACTTATACCGGTAACACTTACTACCTTGGTAGTGTCATTAAATGCAAAGGTGGCATCGGTGCCCAAAGTATTTGATCCATCGTCATTAAAAAATATTTGTGTGTCGGAGCCTGCTACCTTTGCAAACGATAGGGTGTTATCCATGTATGTTTGCAAGTTTGTTATGGTGGCTTTTTTCAGAGCATTTGATTGGTCATTGTCAGCAACTAAAAATTCATCTGCGCCTGCCAAAGAACCACCAGCGATGCCATTGGCTCTGTTTGGATCTGCCCTTATTCCACTCCCGCCGACAACAAGTCCGCTTGCGCTGCCAGCACCATTGATTGAAATACCATCAGCAGCAATTGTCATACTGGTATCAGAACCGGAAACCATCAGAACGCCACCATTATTTCGCAAGCCATTTCCAATGTTTATATTGGCAGCGCTTACTTGCCCTGTGATGCTGGCTGCCGGTAGTCCAGTTAAACCAACACCAGAGCCATAAAATTCTGATCCTGATATATTAAGAGAGGCAGAAACGTTTGCCCCGACTGCCAAGACTGAATCACTAAATGTAAGGGCTGCTTTACCTTCCATGGTATTAGTGCCAGAAAAAATAGCAACTCTTTCATCTGCTGCGTTCGATATCGAAGAGATAGGAGATGATACAATTGGGGCACCGTTGGTAGAATCAAAAAACGCACTTGATGTTATAGCAGTGGAAAATGTCTTTATTCCCGCGATAGTTTGATTGCTGTGGTCGTCAACCATACTCTCAATCGAACCACTATCAGAGTTGATAAATTGTACGTTACCTTTTAGGACATTATAAGCCATATAAAAAAAATCCTTTTATCTTGTATTCTCAATAAATAGTCGCAAGAAAAAAGGATGCCCCCACAAAGGAGGGCACCCAGAAGAAATCTGATTAAAACCAGAAGGTTATATCAGATAAGTCTCCAGTCGTTAGCAGCAACGTAAACCATGGTAACAGCACCATAAGGTGATTCGATGGTAACAGAATCTTCGTTATCGATCTTCTGTGAGCCAGCCTTGTTGATAGTGATAGTTGCGCTTGAAAGACCTTTGGCCTTAACAACGACAGTATCACCATCTGAAGGTGAAGCAGGAAGAGTAACACTTGCGTCACTTGTGAGGTCTGCGAAGAAGTTTACACCAGCGGCAAGAGTATCACCGTCAGCTTTACTGGCAACATCGTGTCTAGCAGCAAGAACACCACTAGTGGCGGTAAGTCCAGCACCAGCCATTGCGGTCACAAGGTCAGCAATGCTTTCCTTTTTGGTGACACCAGATGAGCCAGCGTCGATAAAGCCAAAGCTGTCAGCACCAACGTCAATAGCAGCAGCAGCAAGGGTGTTCATGTCAAGACCCAATTTACCACTGGATGCGGCATTGGCGTCAAGACCACCATTGGTAACAATGTCTACAGAGAGAGCGTGTGAACCAAGGGCAAGACCGTTACCAGCGACACCAGAAGCAAGCTGAAGCTCGTCAGAGCCGATTGCGAAAGAGGTGCTGTTTGCGTTAAGATCGATCTGGGAGATGCTATTGACACCACCTTCGTAGGTGAGACCGTTACCAGCGAATGAACCAGAGATGCCAACCTTGTCAGAAGTAATTCTAACAGCGCCAGTAACCTGAACAGCCATAACACCGGAAGAAGCACCGAGACCTGCACCAGCAAGACCGGTTGCGACATCATCGTTCATCATAGCATCAGTAACCTTAGTGGCGCCAATTGAAAGGACACCAGCAGCCAAGGTAGCATCACCACTCATTGAGACGTATGCAAGATCAGTGCCATCAGACTGAAGGAACTGATGAGCAGAGCCAACAGAGAGAGCCTGTGGGTCGCCGGAAGCATCACCTGAGATGATGGAGCCGCGAGCGATTCCAGCCATCTTAGCGAGAGTAACACCATTGTCCTTCAAGCGAAGAGCATCGGAGTTAAGCTCAATGCCAGTATCGTCAACACCAACGGCGAGAACACCGGATGAGGCAGCAAGACCGTCACCAGCAATAGCAGTAGCGAAGTCGGCAAAGCTTTCTTTCTTAGTGACGTTGTCGTCAGCATCAACAAACACGAAGTGGTCAGCACCAACAGCAACAGCGCCAGCACTCATCTCGTTGAGATCTACTTCAAGAGCAGAGATAGAGTTAACACCACCGAGGAACTTAAGACCGTCACCAGCGATTGAACCACTAATACCAATCTTGTCAGAATTGCGAACGATTGAACCTGAAACGCGAACTTCAAGAACACCAGCGTCAGCTTTAAGACCAACGCCAGCAATAGCAGTCATAAGGTCAGCGATGCTTTCCTTTTTGGAGCCGTTTGAATCATCAGCATCGATAAGAGCAAAGCTGTCAGCACTAACGTCAATAGCAGCAGCAGAAAGCTCATTAAGGTCAAGTGCCATAACACCAGAAGCAGCACCAAGACCAACGCCAGCAAGACCAGTTGCGACATCATCGTTCATCATGGCATCAGTGACCTTGGTAGCACCAATTGAAAGAACGCCAGCGGCCAAGGTAGCATCGCCACTCATTGAGACGTATGCTAGATCAGTGCCATCAGACTGAAGGAACTGGTGGGCAGAGCCAACAGCAAGAGCCTGTGGATCGCCGGAAGCATCACCTGAGATGATGGAGCCGCGAGCGATTCCAGCCATCTTAGCGAGAGTAACGCCGTTATCTTTGATGCGAAGAGTATCAGAGTCGGTTTCAAGAGTTGAGTCATCAACATTGACCACGAGTTTGTCGCTAGATTCGCTTAGACCGTCGCCAGCAATAGTAGCCATCAAGTCACCAATGGCCTCAGTCTTCATAAGACCATCGGTAGCGTCAAGAATGTAGAACTTGTCAGCAGCTTCATCAGCGGTAGCATCAGCAACACCGTCAAGTTCGACGGTACCGCCAACCTGAAGACCAGCAGATGCTGAAAGCGAGGTAGCAGAGAAAGTGCTTTCGACAACCAATGGTTGTTCGAAAGTTGTGGAACCGCTAAGACGTGCGGAACCTAATTGAAATTTGTAAGCCATTTAAAAAATCCTCCTACAGATAAAATGGATAATGCACAAGTGCAAAAGCACCAGTGACATTACGCTCTTAAATAGTATAGTTTAGATCAAGTAATGAAGAACTTTGACGCGCCGTCCGTATAAATGGTCAAAGATGCATGAGGTGATTCTAAAACTAATTGATTTTGATTGTCGATTTTTTGAGAACCGGAGGGTTTTATGAGAATGTTGTATTGATGGGCACTCCCACCCTCATCTTTAAAAACAAACGTCTGTCCTGATTGTAAAGATTGGGCGGCGGGAAGGCTTGCGGTGATGGCTGCGGTTGGTGTTGCAGTGTCAATGCCGACGTAATAGTCTGAGACCAAAACAGAATAGTTTGCAGTGATAGCAGTTCTATTTAGAATAAGTCCAGTTTTTATTTTTGTTCTCTTGTTCTCGACATCAACCGCAAACAGATCGGCACTAGACGAGAACACAGAAATAGATCCTGTAAAGTGATGAGTGTCGTCATTTGAATTTCCGAGAGCACTAGAACCTGATTGGTTAATCTCTATGAGGCTTGTTTGAATAATATCAAAGCCGTGTGCCTCTATATTACCAGAGACAACCATGTTGCCAGTTAAGAATAGGGTGCTGCCGACAAGGGTTACATTCGCAGAGCCGCTAATATCACCAGGGCTTGAATGAAACTGTAGTGAGTTTATTGGCCCTTGTGCTATTGCAAAGTCAGGTCCACCAGCAGAGGAGGTGAGAACAACATTGTTATTGGAGTCGAGAGCAAGGAATGACGATGTGGTTGCCTGCCCTGCTGTCAACGAGGTCAACTGTATGGTTGAGGCAGTGACTTGTCCATTGACAAGCAGCCTGGAACCATTAAATCTTAAGTTTGGTTCTCCAACTAAGCTGTCAGCGTTTGCCCCAATTGATACAAGATAATCAGTTGTGCCGTTGGCTACAACCCTAGCGACGTTTTGTAATTGTTGCCCATCGCCCTTAAATTGACCAACGATTACGTTTTTAAATTCACTGCCATTTGTAGACGGCTCGAAAACAACTGATTCGTTTGCGACAACTGTACCGGAGAGAAGGTTATAAGCCATTAGGTAACCTCCTCGTTAGAACACGAACCAGTTGACACCATTGGAATAAAGTGATATGGCTGGATTTGAGCCTGTTAGAACATATGCCCCATTATTATCTATTGTGTCTCCGGTTGAGGCTGAGATTGTTATAGAAGATGTGCCTCTTGAAGAGTTCTCATCTTTAAGAACCAATATAGCACCGGAGTTGTGAACAGATGCAGAATGTAATCTAAATTCTATATTTCCAATGCCACCGAAACCAATGATATAATCTCCTGTGGAGGACGTTATGCCATTGGAATCTATGGTTCTATAATTGAACCTCATACCATGGGTCTTTGACTGACTTAAACTTGGAATAACTTTGAAAGTAGAAGCGGCAGTAACCTTGCCAACGGTCATGCTGCCAAAAAATTGATGTGTATCGTTGTCGCTATTACCAAAAATTGTAGAACCAGATATCGTGTCGGTCTGATTTACAACAAAGGAACTTGCACTAATTGTACCAGAAACTAACAATGTGCCTGTGATAAAAAGCGTATTGCTAGAAGTATTATAAATAAGATTGCTAGAACCACTAAGGGCGTTAGAGCTACTTATAAATTGCAGCGATCCTGTTGGACCAGCGACAGATACTGTTGTCTCTTCGGTACAATTGACATATGCCCAACGAAACTGAGCCATTTATCAGCCCACCCCAATAGAGCCTGAGAAGTTTGGTCCAAGCGATCCACTAACTCTTTCAGGACTTATTGTAGTTAGCCCAGCAGCAACATCAAAGTCTGTGCTTCCGGTGAACCATAGCTGGGAAACTTTGACTTCAAGCCTTGCAGAATTTCCTTCTCTATTGCTGCTTCGTGATGGCACCCTAAAGAAGTAGCTACCTGAAACACCCGCGAGAGAATATCCAACTTTGAGATCATCAGCGCCGCTATTGTGAATATAAATCCATCTTGTCAGATAGGGAAAGTCTACGCTGATAGTTTCTCTGGCATCTAAACCGCCAGTTGCAAATGGTCTTCCGCTGACCTGATAAGCAGGGACGTGATTTAGCCCAACTTCAGTTCTCCAAGATTTTTTAAAGTTAGCCATAAGAAACCTCCATATTCCGTTCTTCGTAATAAATAGTCTTAACTATTTCTTTCACGCTTAGACTGCAATCTCTTTTGCTTTTCTATGTCTCTGCGCATTCTTCGTACAGCAGCTTGTTTTTTATGTCGCTTAACATCTGAAGGCTTCTTGAAGTATCTTCGTTCACGGATTTGTTCAATAATTTTTGCTTTCTTACATTTCTTGATGAATTTGCGAATCATCTTATCGTGGTTACCTCTGCATTCTCTAGCGTTCACCACAACATTTGCGCCCTTTCGTCTGCTCATTTTAAATCCTATTTAATTGCTTTCCAAATTTTACTTGCATTACCCATGATTGAACTGATATCTACGCCTGCATCGTTTGGATCATCACCTAAGACGTTTGATTTATGTGCTTGACCTGGGGTGCCTGATTGTTTCATGGGCTCAGTGCCCTCAAAAAGATCTACACCATTATAAGCGTCATTTCCAATGGAGTCTAGGAGTCTTTTGCGATGTTCTTGTAGCTTCTGGTTCGCCTCTCGGGATTTGCGTTGCATTTGCAAGTCCTCATTAAATAGCTTGTTGTTTCTTTTCTTTGGCTTATTCTCAACAATTGGTTCGCGAGACATGCCGGATGCAACCTGAGCGACTACCTCTGTAAGAAGACCTTCTTCTATAAGGACCTCTTGGATACACTCTTTTACGACTGGCTTGATTAATTTTTTGAGTTGTGATTTGTTCATTGTTCCTTCTTATCAATTCCTGCAAGATCTTGCATTCTAGCTAAAGACTCTTCTAATTTTTTCGGTGGGGTCGGGGGTTTAGAAGTATCTATTTGTGGGGGTTCTGGAGGAGGGTTTAAACCAAAAGAATTCACAAAAGCTGTTATTGCTTTTCTAGCTGCCGTGGCTTTCAAAGCTCCAACGGGGTCCAACATCGCTGCGCCGCCCAAAACCATTTTATATGTTTTGGGATAGTTTTTTTTCATTTTTTCAAAGCCTTCATACAATAAGGTGACAGCTTTGATAGATTTCTCTAATTTTTCAGATTTAACAGTCTTGTTTACTGTTGTTAAAACTTTTGCTAAATTGTCTAAATTTGTTAATACAACAGAGAGCCCTGGGGCTCCAGCTTCATCTAAATTTTCTTGATTTTCATCCATCTTTCAACACCTCGTTTAGCAATCTATTAATTCGGTCGGCTTTTGTAAATACCTTGTTGTTAAACTCTTTTGCTTCTCGCATCATAAATGCATTGGGGGTTGATGGCTCAGACACAAAGTCAAAACAGATTAGCTGAAAGTCTTCTTGGACAACAACGTTGCCGCCGCCCTCCGACACAGATCCCATACCACGAGAAGAAATACCAAGCTTGACGCCTGACTCCACAAGAGACTTGAGAACCTGACCTGATGGGGTATTAAGAACCTTTACCTTACCCATGACGGCTTTTTCTTCCATCCAGATGTCTGTGACCATGTGCGAAGCGTTCTTTAAGTTGATGACTGAATCATCGGGGTGGTCTAGTTCGCCAAGCGCTCTGTTTTCTTTTACAAGCTTCTTATAGTTCTCGACCTCTCTCATCAAAACCTTGTGTGGGTAAACACGGCCGTTGCCATTCTGAACATCTGCTTCTTGTAGCTTACCAGAAAGCATCATCCCACCGCTTGCGACAAAGCGCTTCTCATCTTCGGTAAGAAGGTCTTGGCAAACGCCGCCTTCACATAGTTCGTAGTATTCTCGTAGTAGTTTCATTTTAATAATCCAATATCCTTCTTGCTGCTTGCATAGTGGGCTCAATATAGTTAACTTCTGAACTCATTTTGCGAGTGTTAGTATCATATACCTTTGTGACAACTTTAATTTTCATAGAGCCATCGTCTTGATGTACAAGTTCTGCATGTGTGTCGCCGTGGTCTTTGATGAAATTAACGATTCTTTCTGCCTTGATCTCAGAAGCTCTGTCTAGTTCTTCTTTAATAAGTTCTTTTAATTTTGTTCTGGTAAGTTTCATTTGTATTCCTTGTGCGGGCGCTACCCGCGCGAGTTAGGAGCCTTTGCAGCAGCGACGGACTGGTTGTAGTCCCCATTTAGATAGTAGAAAGTTGTTCATTGTTATTCCTTATTCCCTAGCAGAGAATTGTCCCAAAGACAAAGCAGCATCAATAACTTTATCACCCATCGCCCTAAGTTTTGAATCATTTGCTGCAACATTCACAAAGAGTCTTGCAAAGACTGCAAAAGGACTATTATCATCAAAAGTTTGCAATTGTCTAGCAAAACTGGTTAATTTCTCCTTATCTTTTGTCAAATATTTAGCGAATCTAAGGGTTTTTTCGCTCCTGCCTTTTTCTGCCGGAGCATAATTTTGATCTTCTAATCTTTGTATCATACGCTTAACTTCGTCTGGTGATTTTAAATTGTCAAAAGTTCCCACGAGCAAACCATTCTTTCGCAATGCTGACCAAATACCTTCGACCACTCCCTGTGGATATGGAAATTGTTTTTCTTTGGCTGCTGCCTCTAGCTCTTCCTTAATAATCTGCTTAAGTCTATTCTTTGTGATTTTCATTTTTTATTCCTCTGTGAAAAAATTGTCTTGTTTATAATTATGCTTTATCATGATTCCTTCATCTGAAAACACCATGTTTAGAACATAAGATGTTGCAGATGAGAGGCACCCAAGCATAAAAGCATTTACCAGGGTTGCATCAAACGTAAATAGTTCGGTCCAAGGAGAAAGTATGACCAAAAACCAGCCGACATGAAAGCCCATACACATGGGGCAGTGAAAAACCTTGCCGTAGCCCCGGTAGGACTCCTTGTGAGGTCTTAGTTTTTTTATTATGGGCATGTCGCTATAGACTAAAATCTGTGTTAGTCCGTAGGCTATTAGGGTGAATAGTAAAAGTTCCATGTAAGTTCCTAGATTGTGTACATATATGACATGGTATAAGAATTTCTACCATAGCCCTTGCGGATAGAACCCTGCTCATCACGCTGTGGCACTTCGCCAAGTTCTGTAGAGTCCGTCTTATCTGGGTTGGTGTATTCATCATTGAAGCCAGCGATATCTGCCTCAACCTTCTCAAAGTATGGTCTTTCTTCGGTGATGAATTTTTCAATGCTCACGAGGGCGAACTTGGCAGCGTTTAGCTTGCCGTCTGCCGCTTCTTGTAGCTGCGCTTCCATGGCGCCGTAGTAAGAGGCACCCTGGATTGACTCAGGCATAATGATACCTTTACGAGCAAGATGAGCAAACAATCTATTCTGGGCGCCATATGTAAAGTCAGTCATTGTCTGCTTTGGAAAAGCAGTAATTTTCTTGTCCTTGCCGGAAAGCACAATATCAATGTCGCCGTGATCAAAAATCATTAGATCACCACTTAGCGACTTACGAATGTCAAGTTCTAGTGTTACAGTAGGAGGGGGAGTCTTGGGTTTGATTGTGACCTTGACTGGCTCTGGTATTGGGACTATTCTAACTGTTACTGGCATCGTCGTAGATTTCCTTTACTAACTCCTGCGTTCTCATGATTGTCAACAGGGTGGATTCGTTTAGACTTGTTTGTTCTGAAAGATTCTCAAGTCTTTCCCTTACAGCAGTGGTCTTACGAACCATTTCTGGATCGTTTGCGATTTCTTCTAATTCGACAGCTTCGGATAGTGATTGCTTTAATCTGCCAATCTCTCTATTGAGATATATCTTGGTTTCAAGATCATCATGTGAGAATGACGAGATATAGTGATTGAGGAGAGTCTTCTGTTCTTGTAACAGCGAATCACTATATTTTGCATTAAACTTCTTTGTAAAAGTCTTAAATGTAAGGCTATCCACTGGCTCAAGATTTGTGGATTCTATTCCCCCAACCATACCTTCGACTATCTTTGCCTCTAGCATCACTGATTGTTTTGGGGAATCGGTATTGAACATTTTAGCGATAGTAGCCAAGGACTTATAACTTGGAACAAAGTTATTGAAGGTCGCAGGACTGAGTTCTTTGTTGATGTCCTTAATGACTTCCGTTTGCTGCTTGAACAAACCATCAGGATCGATGAGGCGTTTGGCAAGCACAACAGCCTCTACAATTTTTTTACTAGTGGCTTCGTCAAGGTCTTGATTTTCGTAGAGAGAACGATAGCACTCCAAGTCTTTCTTTAGAAGCGAATCGCCTGTAAAGTGTTTTCGAACAATGGATACAACTTTTTCTTTTCTCTGCTGATCACCCTTAATGATAGCAACGGTAGCTTCGCGAGACAAAGCCTCAAAAACAAAAGCCGTATTGCGCTTCTTGTTGTGTTTATTTTTCATTATCATTCTCCGTAGTCTTTGCTTCTAGATTCTCAATAAGCATTTTCACCGAACTATTTACTTCAAGAAGAGATTGCTCTTCCTGTTGGTCTCGCAAGTAATTAGGGTCTTGCTCTTCATAAATGCCCCTGGATAAAGATCTTAGTTCAGAAGCACCCAGGTTGTTGGACCTGTAAGTGTTCATCTCAGGTGTTGAAATGCTCGAATAATTACGAGTTCTTGCGCCAGATGGTCTCTTGTCGGTTGCTACCTTTTGGTAAGCCTTTCCTTTGGAGCCCTTGGTTAGATACTTCTTGCCTGCTCTCGATCGTTTGCCGAGAGACTTTGCGAGTCGTGGTGAATCACGAGAGCCAGGAGGTTCTGCTAGAAGGGCGCTTTCTTCTTCGCCGCCGCCCTCATCTCCTCCAAGGTCAAGATCACCACCACCTTCGTCTCCTCCGAGATCAAGTTCGCCTCCACCTTCGTCACCAAGGTCTAGTCCGCCGCCACCTGCTTCGCCACCGCCACCGCCTGCGGCGGCTTCTGCCACTGCTTCAAGCGTGGTGTCGTGTTTACGATCGTAGAACATTTCGCGTTGGTTACGAAGGAACTCTTCATGAGACATGCCAAAGATATTGTCGGCAACCCAACGACGAGAGAAATATCCCTCTGTTGCTGATGCTGCGATATCAAACTTTGTCTTCCAGTGCTCAAGTTCCTGTAGCTCGGCAATCTTGCTTGGGTTGTTGAGAGCAAGTTTGAAGTTTATAAGATCCTCTCCTCTGTATCCAAGAGTGTAAAGATGAATGATTCCAATCTTTTCTAGCTCGTGCAGAACAGAGCGCTGTAGTCGCTGGATGGTGCGAGCGAAACGAATGTCTTTTGTCGCAAGGGTGGTCTTGTCTTCTTGTGCTCCGTCACCCATTGTCAGATATGCTTGTGGAATCTTAATTGCTGAGAACATCTTGTCGCGAAGGTATTTGACATCATCAATCGCAGTTGTGTTTTGTCCACCACCTAGATTTTGAATATCAGTTACCGACCCAGCACGAACAGGGATGTAATAGTCCTCTTCAATGGAGAGGGGGTTATAACGAAGATCGATACGTCCCGTGTCCTTATCAACAATCGTGTGACGCTTTAACTGGGTGACAATCTTCTGCATGTATTGTTCGACTTCCTGTGGCGGGATAGCTCCAACATCAATCTTGAATACCTTACGCTCAGACGAACGAACAATCCGGTAGGCCATCATGGCATCTTCCATTAAGGTAAGCTGCCGCCAGATGCGACGGGCGGGCTCAAGAACAGAGGTTCCGTATGGAGAATATTTATCGTTACCAAGAATGCGGAAGTGTGCTATCTGCCAATTCTCAAATGTCATCCCTGCTGAATTCCATTGATATTGGACATAATTTGGATTTGTAGAGTCAAGCCCTTCTAATCTCTCCACTTCTTGCAAAGGTATCGCGATTGTAGATTGAACACCCATCTCATCATCGATGTCCAGATACATAATAAAGTCTCCGTATTTGCACATAGTGCGGCACCAGCCAAAGAGGTTGTGCTCGATGTTCATTACATTATGATAAAGAATATTTAGAACAGCCTTGATTTCGTCATTGCGGCATCTGATGTTGAGCATCGGAGAAAGAGAAGAAAAAGTTGTCATCTCGTCTGCATAGATGTCCAGTGCGGAAGCCAATTCTGGCATATACTCCATTTGGTCGAAATCGATGTAACGCTCTGATCTTCGCTGGTTTGCGATTGCATTGGCAGCGATAGTGTCGAGTGGGTTGTAGGACTGTTTCTTGAATTGTTGCCCTGACGCTGATTTAAATCTGGTAGAGTATTTATCAAGGTGCTGCCTGCGTATCTTGCGACCCGACTCGGATCGATAACTAACAATTGGACCAGAAAACAGCCGAGTGAGAGACCGAAATAATTGGGAATCTCTGTTCGCGGGGTTCTTGCCTTGTTTTGGGTTTTTGGGTGCCATTTAGTTTCTCACTTTATTATCCACATATATTGGGAGTATAGATTTCTTGCTTCGTTCATTTTACTAGTTTGATCTTCTCCTGTGTAGCCAATTTGTCCCTTTATCTGGGTATTCAAAGTTGTTCTAGAAGTCATAATAGCGTCAACGAATGCCTTTTGGTAATTCAAATCTCTTGCGTTTGTCTGTAATGCCGTGTCTCTGACCCAGCAGCAGATAGCAAGAGCCATCACCAAGTCGTCGTTATATCCTCGCATTGCTTGTGGCTTCCCGTTGTTCCAAATAAATGTTCTAAATTCATT